CTTGAGCATGAGAGGGATGTAGCAAGCATGGCTATGACTAAAAAAGGCAGTGGCAGGGGATAGCAGGAACTATTCCACGCCGGGGCGCACAGCCTATGCTCATGGGGCTTTGATAATGACTTGCATAGTAGGCAAAAAGGGACCAGTTATGGCTAAAAATGGACAGTGGCGTGGGATAGCGCCAACTATCCCACGCCGGGACCGGCCATGCAACCGTCCCCACGACCAACACGGGCAACCAGCAAAACGACTGTCCGCGAGTATCGCCTGTCGTTCCCTTGTGAGGGGGATGCACGATAGCAGGCGAACGCGAGGCCTGCAAATGCCCAAACTCTGCTTTTTGCATTTTGTCGGAAGAAGTGTACCGCCAAGCCGTGTTCGAGAGATGTGCCATCTGGCTGAATTTAATGACGTTGAAACGCTCTTGATTCTGGAACGCTTCTGTTTCGGCAAAACCGTCGGGCAGTGCGATTTTCTTTCGGAAAATCAACAACGAAGCCTCCTGCCCTCCTTAAACAGCCGCGTGAGAAGCTGGATTCAGCACAATACCGGCTTCTTCTGCCTCGAAGAGCTGGCAGGCATGGCGGAAGGTGAACCACGGAATAATCACGGAAAAACCACGGGAAAACCACGGAATGGATCAGGAAACGGCCAGGGATAAGACATGGCAAGCCACGGAATAAACCCGCAATACTCCCCACACCGCTCTTTGCATCCGGCGTATGCTGCCTTCATGAATGGAGGTCAAGCTATGACAACGCCTGTCTACATAGAGCAAACGGTGGCCGCCGCGCTGGGCTCTTCGCCTGAAATTACGGCGCTGTGCGACGGCAGGGTGTATCCGCTGAAAATGCCGCAAGGAACCACGCTGCCGGCGCTTGTATACCTGCGCGCCGAAGGGATCCCGGACTATACCCTGCAAGGGTACGGCTCAGAGAGCGTGGTGATCTCGGTGAACAGCTTCGCCCATACCTATGAGGAAGCAAAAGAGCTGGCCCTGGCCGTGCGTCCCGTCATGACGGCGCCGCCGATCAAGGCGATTTTGCAAAAAGATGCTGATGTGTACGACGAAGACGTTGCGGCTCTCTGCGTGAGCGCGGAGTACCTCTGCCAACAAAAAGGAGTGCACAATGGCTGAGAATACTAAAGGCGCCGCTGTTCTTTCCTACGGCGCTAAACTACGAGTCAAAGACCCGGCAAGCGGAACACAGTTGGACGTGGGCGGATTGACCGACTTTAACGGTCCCCAGATCTCCCGCAGCGAGATCGACGCTACGACCCTTGCTTCCACGGCCAAGGAATACGTCCTTGACCTCAAGGATCTGGGAACATTCACCAGCACCATGCAGACCCGCTACGGCGACCCTGCCCAGCAGATACTGCTTGCCAACATGGACAGCACAGAGGCGCTGGAGTTCGAGCTTGAGCTTCCTGACGATGGCTACGGCAACGGATTGGTCACCATTAGCTTCAACGGTCGCGTTCAGTCCTTCCCGGTTCAGGGCAGCATGGGCCAGGTGATCACCACCAGCCTGTCCATCCGCATCACCGGGGATGTGGCCTTCACCTTCCCCGGATAAGGAGCATGACGTGGGCGAAAGACAGAAAACACTTGACCGCGACGGGTATATGAAGCGCTTTTCTTTCAAGGATACGGAATTGCCCGATGGCTCCATCGTCCGAATCCGGGCCTTGCCCGCAAGCTATATCGTTGACGGGGCGGAGGAGCGATTTTCTCCCATGAGTCTGCTCGTCAATTCGCTGTGTGACGAAAACGGCGTGTTGATGTTTGCCGAAAATGAAGGCGAGCAAGCCATGACCGTGGATGGGGCGTCTCTGAAAATCATCATGGACGCCATTATGGAACTGAACGGCCTCAATCGCTCTGGCGACGAGGCGGGCAGCGCCGAAAAAAACTGAGAACGAGCGAGGGTGTGACGGCTCGGTATAACGCCTATGCCCTCGCTCTGGAATTCGGCTGGTCAAATGTCGACGCGATGTTGGAGAGCATGACGGCCATGCAATACCGGGAATGGTTGGCCTTTTTCAGGATCAGGGCGGATGTGGAAAAGATGCCGCAAGGCGGCTACGGCACAAGCCCTGAAGAACAGCGCCGCATGAGCGGCGACATCGTAAGGGCTATGGCAGGGTATCAGGAAAGGCGAGATGCGCTAAACAAATAATCCCCGGAAGCGGGGCAGGTTCTTTGACAATCGAATAGTGTTTGGAAGGGAAAAGGCCGCTCAGATGGGCAGCCTTGGATGCGCAAGAATCGCGGCGTGGTGCTATTTTGGAGGAAAACCTTCCGGGAAGGGGAAATATGCCCGGCACCGATCGGGGAGATCGTCTCCGTCATAGTTGACATGGGTAATTATCCCTTTCGCATTGGTCATGACTCGGATCTCGCACCATCTGACCTCTGCGGACGGCGGTACATAGCGTTCCTTTGGCGTATCGATAGTTCCTGTAAACTTACCGTCTTTATCATAAAGTCGCTGCTCCGTTTTTCCGTCAGGGACGGAATAACCGCCGGAATGTGACTCTTGGCGCTTCGACCAACGATACACAAAAGACCCCCCAGGCCCCCTAGACATCTCCGGCACACCCCAAATGTCGATCAATTTGTTGCCATGTGTCGTGATCGTGCCCTCAAACGTTTCCACCCATTGTTTTCTATCAGCTTCCTCTTGTATCCTCTTAGCTTCGCGCTCCCTAGCCAGTTGCTCACGCCGGAGCTGAGCGTTCGGGTCGGACTTGTAACGGAGACGTTCGAAATCCCCTGCGCAAGAACACAGCAACAGCGCCAAGACACTGATGGGTATAAATTTCAACATACTTTTGCCTCTCCTTCCAAACTCTGTGCGAGAGTTAAAGCGTACAGAAAAGCCGGATAGCACGTAAGTCTAAGGAAATCTTTATGGCAAATCAAGCTCAAGCAAACCAAATTCTTCCCGATCAGAAAACCAAGAATAACCTTGAGGCCATGGCTAAGGCATTCGCCGCAATCAGCGAGTACTTGGTCGTATCGAATAAACAAAGCGCAGACTTCACAACACAGATTGAACAAGCTCAGAACGCGGCTCAAAGTTTCAAAGATAGCCTGAGAAATGTCGAAGGGTTTTTCCGAAAAATAGGCGAAGACATGGGCCTGACGGGAGACAGTCTTGAGGCTTTCGCCAAGAAGCAAAAAGATGCTTTCGACAAACAAGCCACACAGTCCTTCACAGACAAGCTGCGCGAAATCCAGAAGCTGCTTAGGCTGAGCGACGAAGAGGCGCACAAGCTTGCCGAGTCGTTCGGCAGCATCGGCGCAAAGTTCACGTCGCAACCCGATTATGCGGAACGTTTTGAAGACTTCAAGAAAAGCATGGCCAAGCTGACGGATAACAAAGAAACAGAATTTTATGAGAAAACCCTTCCAAACGCTCTAGGAAAGACTTCGGACGCTTTTGCCGACATGTTCTTCAGCATCGCCACAGGCGCGAAAAGCTCATCTCAAGCTTTTGCCGACCTTGGTCAGAACTTTCAGAGAATCGCCGCCCAGATAGTGAGCGACCTCATGAGCATGACCATGCGCATGATCCTTTTCGGCAATACTTTGCAGCAGGCCGGGGCATCGGGCGGCGGGTTAGGAGGGCTGTTTGGCACTATAGTCAGTGGCATTAATTCGTTGTTTACTGGCGGCGGTTCCGGATTCGCAACCGCAACCCAGGCGCAGACTCTGGGTTCTGGATGGTACTCGTCTGGATCTCTATCGGACTTTGCCGCGTTCCATGCGAACTTCGCCAAAGGCGGCGTCATTTCCGCCCCTGCCCTCGCCGCTTATTCCAATTCCATCGTCGCCAAACCCACTCTATTCCCCTTTGCCAGGGGCGGAGCATTCAGGCTCGGTCTCATGGGCGAGGCCGGACCTGAGGCAATCATGCCCCTGCGCAGAGGTTTGGGCGGCAGACTCGGCGTTGACGCATCCGGCATTGGCGCGCGTCAGGCTCCACAGGTCAACGTGAACATCCATACGCCTCCGGGCATGAGCGCCCAGACCGAGCAGCGCCCGAACCAGATGGGAGGATGGGATATGGATGTGCTCATTGACTTCATGGACAACGCAATGGCAGGCGGCATCGCGTCCGGCAGAAGCAAGACGGCTCATGCCATGAAAATGCAGGGGGCATGGTAGCCATGGCCGATGACCTGATGAACACCGCCATAGCTGACGCCTACGCCTCCTGCCCGGTGGATGAAGCGATTATCCTTTACACCCTAGAGTTTCTGCACCCGACCTTTGACGTGCCTGCCCGCATCGTGCGTTGGCCGGTAACAAGCAACGAGCTTCAGAAGTTTTCGCTGAAGCTGGAGCCGGAAGCCCCAGAGAACCCCGGCGAGTTCGTTGAGTTCATCTGTGCGCCGTTCGAGGTCACGATCCCTGCCCAGGAAGAAAACGCACCGGGCGAATTCAAAATGAAGGTTGAGCACATCGGGCATCTGCTGTC